ACCACAAGATATGGTAGAAGATTACAATGAAGACACAACATTTGGTATATAAATGACTAATTCAGAGTGGGCAAACAATATGCTCCAAGACCAAAAGTTCTTGGATGTATTTAAAGAGATGGAAGATTTACAGATGTTACGGTGGGCTAACTCACCTGTTTACGATTATGATGAGCGACAAGAGGCTTACACAAAGCTAACAGCCATCCGTGAAGTAATGGCTCACATTGTTGCTATGGCAGATGACCGCAAGATTAACGCAAGTCGCTGGAAGATTTTATAGTATCTATAAAACGTGGCTAGGCGCACTAGCATATGGAGATTTACATGACTACCGACACCAACCCTAGCGGGAGTGACACACGAAGTACAGGCACTATCAATGAAGCAACAAACGCATTCTTAGGTTTAATGGGAAGTGATGAAGCACCCGAAGAAGGGCAAGCTGATGAACAACCAGAGCAAGAGAATGAGCAAGGTGTAGAGCAACAAGAAGAGCAAGAGGATGATGGCTCAGAGGAGTCTGAATCAGACCAAGACGAACAACGGTTTACTGTTAAAGTCGCTGGCGAGGATAAAGAACTAACCTTAACTGAACTAAAGTCACTAGCCCAACAAGGTGCTGACTATACCAAAAAGACGCAACAAGTAGCAGAGCAACGCAAAGCAGTAGAGGCTGAACAACAAGCTATTGAAGAAGCCAAATATATGCGTGATGCTTATGCAGAACGGTTGCAAGCAATGGAGCAATTACTGAATGCTCAACAACCAGTAGAGGACTTAGAGTCTTTAAAAGAATCTGACCCTATCGGTTACGCTGTACGAGTGGCAGAGATGTCGCAGAACAAAGAGAAGTTATACGCAATACAAGCTGAAAGACAACGCATTGCAGAACTGCAACAAGCGGAGCAACAGCAAGGAATGCAACAATACCTTTCTCAGCAAGCTGCCGTATTGTCTGAATCACTACCGGAATACAGCGACCCAGTAAAGGGAGAAAAACTAAGGTCAGACTTGCGGTCATTCGCAAAGAACTTAGGCTTCTCAGACCAAGAGTTATCGGCAGTACGAGATGCTCGGCACGTTATGGCATTGTATAAGGCAATGCAGTACGACAAATTACAACAGTCTAAGCCTCAACTAAACAAGAGGGTTAGTGAACCGCCTAAGACGATTAAGTCTGGTAACAGTAACACAGCAGTAAATACTGACCAGGCTAAGAAGACTATGGCTCAATTACAAAAATCAGGCAAGGTGCGTGACGCTGCATCTGTCTTTGAAAACTTTATTTAAGGAACTATCATGGCAACATATCAATCTTATCAGTCCATCGGTAATCGTGAAGATTTAACCGATGTTATTTACAACATCTCACCTACAGATACACCATTTATGACATCTGTTGGTAAAACTAAGGCTACCGCCGTTTATCACGAGTGGCAAACAGACAGCTTGGATGCAGTTAACGTATCTAACGCTGTTGTTGAGGGTGCTACTGCTTCAGATGCAACATTAACACCATCTGTTCGTGTTGGTAACCGTACTCAAATCTCACAAAAAACTATCAAAATTTCCGGTACATTGGAAACAATCAACAAAGCTGGTCGTAAATCTGAGAAAGCATACCAATTGGCTAAGGCTTCTTCAGAAATCAAACGTGACATGGAAGCTATTCTTTTAAGCAACCAAGTTGCTGCTGCCGGTAACGCTTCTACTGCTCGTGTTTTGGGTGGTCTACAAACATGGTTAAACTCAAACTACTCTGGTGGTTCTGGCGGTACTGCAGGTTCTCTAGGTACTACAGCTCGTGTAACTGGTACAGACCGTGCTTTCACAAGCACTATCTTAAACACAGTAATCCAATCTACTTACACTAACGGTGGTTCACCAACAATCTTGATGGTAACTCCAGCACAGAAAGTAGTTGCATCTACATTTGCCGGTATCGCTACACGTTACAAAGACGTACCTGGTAATGTTCAAGCATCTATCATTGGTGCAGCAGACGTTTATGTTTCTGACTTTGGTACTATCTCTATCGTGCCTAACCGTTTCATTCCTAACGCTGACAATGATGACACAGCATTCTTATTAGACCCAGAAATGGCAGCCGTAGCTTACCTACGCCCATTCCAAACTAATGAGCTTGCTAAAACTGGTGACGCTGATTTAACTCAGTTGCTAGTTGAGTACACATTGGAAGTTCGTAACCAAGCAGCACACGGTATCATCTCTGACTTAAGTTAGTAGTTAGTTAAATATGTGGGGAGGGGAAACTCTCCCCCATTATGAGGTTATATGAGTAATACACTATCAAACGGCATTACCGATACATCATTTATAGATAACGGTGACGAGCTAGTCATACTTAAAAGCCAAGACATTACCGGCATCTTAGAGATGAACAAGCGTGAGTACGCTGCACAAGATGAACGTAAAAGATGGAGTGAGGATGCATTTGGCAACAAGGTGGCATCCATACCGCTTACAGTTTTCTCAGAATTAGAAAAGCAAGGCATAACAAGAGGCTTTGCAGTAATAGACAAAAAACGATTTAACGAATGGTTAAACAATCCCGATAACAGGGCATTTCGCACAAGGGCAGGTCGTATATGAGTATATCTAACTACACCGATTTACAGACTACGATTGCCAGTTACCTAGCACGTAGTGATTTAACGGCAATGATACCTGACTTCATTAGGCTTGCTGAAACACGACTACGCAGAGAACTACGCATACGTCAAATGCTAAAGGTAGTAACCACAACGGCAACGGCAGGTGACTCTACAGTAGAGCTGCCATCAGACTTCTTGCAGATGCGTGACCTACACATAGCAACCAACCCAGCAGCAACACTAGAGTATCAATCACCTAGCGCACTATTTCGCAATGCTCGTACTACTGACACAGGATTACCTGCACAGTACACCGTACTAGCGCAAGAGTTTCAATTAGCTCCAGTACCGGACAGTAACTACACACTTAGTATGCTGTACTACGCTGCACCACCATTTTTAACTAGCGCAGCGACATCTAACGCATTCACGGCTATATGCCCAGACTTATTACTTTATGGGTCTTTAGGCGAGGCAGAACCTTACTTAATGAACGATGCAAGGTTACAAACTTGGGCTACATTGTATGACAGGGGTGTAAATGCTTTAACCGTATCAGATGACCAAGGCGAGTATGCTGGTTCACCAATCTCAATCTCAATAGCAACACGATAAAGGAAAAATCATGGCAGAAATAAGTAACTACTTAGAAAACGCATTAATCAATGTAACGCTACGCAATACAGCTTACACCACACCAACAACAGTTTATGTAGGTCTATATACCACAGACCCAACTGACGCTAATACCGGTACTGAAGTATCTGGTGGCTCTTACGCACGTACGGCAGTAACCTTTGCAGCACCATCTAACGGTGTGACAACTAACTCGGCTGACGTAACATTCCCAACATCATCAGGCTCATGGGGTACTGTAGGTTGGATTGGCATACTTGACGCATCTACTGCCGGCAATCTTTTATATCACACTCCACTAGACGTATCTAAAACAATTTCATCTGGTGACATTTTTAAGATTTCTACCGGCAACCTTTCAGTAACACTAGCTTAAGGGATAGATTATGCCATTAGTCCTTAAAGATAGGGTTCAAGAAACCTCTACAACTACAGGTACTGGAACTCTCACGCTTTCTGGTGCTGTATCAGGCTATCAAACATTTTCTAGTGCTATAGGCAATGGCAATACTACATATTACGCAATTGTAGGCGGTACTGAGTGGGAGGTAGGCATTGGAACTGTCGCTGCCGGTACGTTAGCTCGTACTACTTTTATAACATCGTCTACTGGCTCTACTGTTTCCTTTAGCGCAGGTAATAAAAACGTATTTTGTACTTATCCTGCTGACCGTGCTGTAGCTGAAGACGAAACCTTAACAGCATACGCACCACAATTCGCAGCCAGCAATGGTTTAATGTTAAACAACATGACAGTCAGCGCAAACTACACAATACCTACTGGTTACTCTGCTAGTTCAGTTGGCGCAATAACAATAGCAAGCGGTATAACAGTAACCGTGCCACCAGGCAGTCGTTGGATTGTTATTTAAGGAAAAACTATGGCTTCAAAAATTAATGCTAAAACTACAGGGGTAGGCGGTGTTGAAACTATCGCCGATAATACTGGTATATTAGAAATTCAAACGGCGGGTACAACCGCCATTACAGTAAATGCTACGCAAAACATTACATTAGCAAATGCGTTGCCTGTAGGCTCTGGGGGTACAGGTCTTTCTACTCTAACCGCAAATAGCGTTATTTTAGGTAACGGAACTTCTAGTCCTACTTTTGTTGCTCCAGGTACTTCAGGAAATGTACTTACCTCTAATGGTACATCTTGGACTAGCTCTGCTGGCGGTGGTGGCAGTTCTCTAACTATAGATAATAAAACAGCAGCCTATACGATTGTTACTGGTGATTTAGGAAAAGTAATTAACTGTACTTCGGGTACATTTACTATTAGTTTAACGGCAGCAGCGACACTTGGTTCAGGATTTAATGTAACTATTTGGAATACCTCTGCAACTACAACTGATGTTATTACAATTGACCCTAACGGTGCAGAAACAATTGATGGTAGCACTACAATAACTTTACGATTAGGTGAAGGTACTGAAATCGTTAGTAATGGTACTAATTGGATTACTGGTAATAAAAAATCCATGAGGTATTATGCAGAAAATGCAACAACACTCCTACGACCTGTTGCTTCAGGTGTGCCATCTATTGCTATGGGGAATGGTGGATATGCAAGTGGCAATGGTGCTATTGCAATAGGTAATGGAAGGGTTGATGGATATTCGGGGGCTACTCAAATAGGGGCAATTGCTATTGGTGGTGGAGCTAGAGGAACAGGTTCTTATGGTGTATCCATTGGTCAAGATTCCAATGCTTTAGGTAATTCTTCAGTAGGGTTAGGCACTTCAGCTACTGCAACTACAAATTATGCTACAGCCGTTGGTGGTATTTCTAATGCAAGTGGTTCAGAATCAACTGCTGTTGGTACTTACTCAAGTGCAACTCAAGCTGATGCAACTGCTATCGGTGCTTATGCTAATGCAAGACAACCTTATGCTACTAGCATTGGGTATAACGCTTACAATGATACAGTTAAAAACAAATATACCTTTGGTTCAGCATGGTCATCAACATTTGGAGGGGGAGATAAGGCTGTAGCTGGTAAATATATTTTGGGTGCATCTACTACAAATGCAACAACTACAGTATTAACTACAATATCAGGGGCTGTTGCTAGTACAAATCAACTTACTTTACCTGATAAGGCGGTTGTTTGTTTTACTGGGCAAATAGTATGTAGAACTTCAGGTACTGTTTCATCAGCATGGAAAATTGAAGGTCTAATCAGGCGTGATACTGGTGTAGCTACAACTACTCTTATAGCATCTACAGTTACAGATATTAGTAACGTATCAGGATTTACAGTTGCACTTGCGGCAGATACCACATACGGATGTCTTAAAATTTCTGTAACTGGTGCTGCTGCAACTAGCTTACGTTGGTTATCTACTGTTGAAACTACTGAAGTTATAAATTAATTAAGGAAATGAAAATGGCAATTCAAATAGACTTACAAGAATCAAACTTTGGCATCCCATTTGCACAGGCTTATTTTAGAATTGCAAATGTAGCAATAAATTATCAAAGTAATTTAGATTTTCATCATCTAGTAATGATTACTTTAATTGGGTATGCAACAAAACCTGAAAGTGTACATATAAAT